AAGTATAGAAAAATTAGGAACAGTTATTGGTGGTATAGCTAGTTTAGTTGAAAAAGGAGAAGTAAAAGTCCCCCCTACATCAATAGTAGATGAAGATAACTTTAAAGTAAAAATAGGAGGGGGTGTAAATCTTCAAGAAAATGAATATGGAGGTGTCGGTTTTGGTGAATGGACAGATAAAGATTATGGAGAGTATTCATTAGAACTACAAAGTGTTTATGGTAATCTATTAAAAGGATTTAATGCAAACGCACGTATACCAACAGGAAGAGAAGGAGTAGATTTTACAGCACGGGCAAGCGGAGATAGCAAAAATTTTGATATTGGTGTTGGTGGACAATGGCAAGTAGGAGATAGTGGTATACTTTCTGGAGAGGTAGGCGGTAATCTAGACGAACAACGAGCAGGAGTAGTATATACTACAGATTTAGATGAGATAACTGAAGCATTATTTAGAAAGAGGGGCGGAAAAGTAACAAAAAAAAGAAAGAAAAGAAAAACTAAAAAATATACAAAAGGTTGTGCAGTAAGGACTGCAAAGTACTAATGGCTAGACCTAAACTTGAAGAAGGTGTAAAAGGCAACTATAGATTAACTACCAAAGAGTACTTACGAAGACAAGCTCGTAAGAAAGTATCTGAAAAGAATAAAAATCTAGAGCGACAAAGAAATAAAATAGATACTTTAGCTAAAGGAGCAAAAAAAGCTAAAGAAGCTCTAAAAGTTTTAGAATCCGGTGGAGTAGCTACAGGAGAGTTACTAGATCAAGCACCTAAAGCATTAAAAGATGCAATAAAGCAAGGCGCAGAAATAATATTTAAACCGAATCCTGGTCCACAGGAGGAGTTTTTAGCAGCGCCTGAAAAAGAAGTTTTATATGGAGGAGCAGCAGGAGGGGGAAAATCTTATGCAATGTTGGTTGATCTTCTTAGGTTCGCTTCCAATTCTAATCACCGTGCTTTACTACTCAGGCGTACTCTGGGCGAACTAACCGAGCTTATAGATCAATCTAGAAAGATCTATCCTAGAGCCTTTCCAGGTTCTAAATTCAAAGAATCAAAGTCTACCTGGGCTTTTCCTTCAGGTGCTACTGCTACTTTTTCCTATGTAGATAAAGATTCTGATGTTACAAGGTATCAAGGCCAGAGTTTTACCTGGATAGGTATCGATGAACTAGGCCACTACCCCTCTCCTTATGTGTGGAACTATCTTAGATCTAGACTTAGAACTACCGATCCAGATATTGAAACATACATGAGAGCAAGTGCTAACCCAGGAGGAATGGGCGGTTGGTGGATCAAAAAGATGTTTATCGATCCTAATATACCAAATGAGCCCTTTTGGGCTACGGATATAGACACTGGTAAAACTTTAAAATACGGACCTTCTCACTCTAGAGCAAATGAACCTTTGTTTCAGCGGAAGTTCATTCCTGCCAGACTAACGGACAATCCGTACTTGATGTACTCAGGAGAGTACGAAGCTATGTTGCTTTCTCTGCCAGAGGTAGAGCGTAGAAGATTGCTAGAGGGTGATTGGGACGTTGCAGAAGGTGCTGCTTTCTTTGAGTTCGACAGGTTAATGCACGTTGTAGAACCGTTTGAAGTACCTACTAACTGGCCTAGAATAAGAGCAGCGGATTACGGTTTTAGTTCTCCTTCTTGTGTACTTTGGGCAGCGATAGATTGGGATAGTAATATTTGGATTTATCGTGAATTATACAGAAAAGGTCTAACTGGTGAGGATCTAGCAGATTTAATTGTACAACTAGAAGCCTTCGATCCACCGATGCAGATATCTGTACTAGATAAGTCTTGCTGGTCTAAAATGGGCCTGGGTCCGAGTATAGCAGAAACTATGATGAATAGAGGAGTTAGATGGGTTCCTTCTGATTCAAATAGAATGTCCGGTAAAATAGAAGTACACCGCAGATTAAAAACTGATGATTTAACCGGGCAACCTAGACTTAGAATAGTTTCTACTTGTACAAATCTAATAAGAACTTTACCTACTCTACCTCTATCAAAAACTAATTCAGAAGATGTAGATACAAAAGCAGAAGATCACGCATATGATGCTCTTAGATATATGGTTATGATGAGAAGATTAAACTACAATCTTGAAAGTTTTTCTCGTAGAATAAAAGATCAGCCAGTAGAAATGGCCGATGCAATATTTGGATATTAAATGGCTAAAGAGACAAAAATAAAAACTGAAATTGCAATTAGTAATGAAACTAAAGCCTTATTTGAGGATAAATCTTTTGTAACAGATGTATTTGAAGAATTAAAGGATTGTTTACAGGAAATTCAAGATTCAGGTATTGATTTATATGAATCTGCTACACCTTATGATGCTGCAGGATATCCGATTGGAGATAGAATTGAAGGGGCCTGGGATACAGAAACTAGAATGTATACACCAGGAGATCAGCTAGTAACTTTACATAAATATCCAAATTTAAAAAAGTTTTTTACTAGTTTTATAGCCGATCAAATAAAATTTAAATTAGAATATTCTCCTATATTTGAAACTGCTACTGAATGGCAACCTATAAGAAGTGGAGAAATATTAGAAAGTAAAAAATCTAAATTTGAAACTCAAGAGGAATATATTGCTCGTATTAGAAAATATGCACAACCGGAAGGTACAAAAACTGACTGGCCGGGTCAAGTACATGACTATAGAACAGATTATCCTAAATCTGCACAAGATCAATTTCAACAAGGAATAAAGTGGGATATAGATCTTTTTGCAGAGGGTGCAAGTGGGTATTTTGATACGTTAAGATTTCAAGGTGTTAGAAATGGCGTTCCTCCTTCTGAAAATTCTGTAGCATTTACTATTTCATCAAATTCTTTTGGTAAATCTGCGGGTGAAATAAAAGAATTTTTAAAAACCTTGGGTATTGTAGGCCAACGAAAAGAATCCCGTATGCTTAGACATTTTATAAGATACTTTACAGGACATTTTGGGAAAAATCTAAAAGAACTTGATGCTAAAAAACAACAATGGGAACAATATAGAGATTATGAACGCGAAGAAAAACCAGGAACACAAGAATTAGTACCTAGAAAAATAACAGATTCTGCTAATCCTGTACTAGAAGATATACTAGATACTTTAGTGCGTGGAGGAATGATTACAAAAATTCAAGAACCTAAATTTAAAGATTTTGAACCTAGATATCTTGTAAAACTTACCCAACATCCTGAAACTCAAGAGCCAAATTTTGCAGATACATCTTTTCTTATTGACGCTTATAAGTATTATTTAAGTATTCCTAAAAAAGAGCCTGAAAGAAGGGTTCAAATAAGAGAAACAGAAGGATTATATGAAGAGCCTGTAGCACAGGCTGTAGTACAGTTACTTAAAGGGAAGCAACCCGCACAAGTATCTCATAGCAAATTAAGAGATAAAGGTGCTGTGCGTTCAATGCTTGATATAAGACAACCAGTATCTGTACAAGGATCTTCTACTAGTTTTGATATTGTTCCACAAGGATGGCTGACTAGAGAGCAATGGATAGCAGAGGTAAATCAAAAAGCAGACCAAATAGCAGAATATACACAGCCACAGTATGAAGTCACAGTACAAAATGAACTTGTAAGAGCGCCAACTGCAAGTTGGGGAAGAGGGGGAACAAGCTGGAGGTCTGGATATCATTCAAGAGCAGTTGTAAAAGAAACAAATACTAAATTTGAAAGGTGGTCACGGGTACAGGATAAAGAATCTGCCAAAACTTATTCTGTTCAAGATCCCATTTCTGCTACACCTACTGTTTCATATGATATAGATGAACTAACATATGATCCAGATGAACAAACATATGATATAGATGAAAAAACATATGATATAGATGAACAAATACGAAACTTACTTAACTTTAGATTTGAAAGAAAAACTGTTCCTATTAAACCGACTAAAAGTGAAAGAGAAAACGAAGAATGGAGAAAAAAGGAAGAATTAAGAAAACAGAAAGAAGCAGAAAAAGAAGCTAAAAAAGCAGCTAAAAAAGCAGCTAGAAAAGCAGCTAGAGAAGCAGCTAGAGAAGCAGCTAGAGAAGCAGTAAAACCTTCTGGAACTAGTTCTGCACATACTGATATTATTAAGCAATTGGATAAAAATTCAGAGGCGTTAAGAAAATTATACGAAAGACAAACTAGAAAAGTACTAGATCCAGAAGGTAGATTTCCTAAAGTATCAAAAGAGGTTCCTGCAAAAAAAGCAAAGAAAAAACCCGATCCAAAGGGCGGTCCAAAAATACCTGGATTTGGCCCACTTCTTATTTTAGATCAATTTTTTCGACAAGTACCAGGAATGGGACCGGTAGATGCAGAAGGAAGACCAGTAGCAAAACTGGAAGACCAAATGAATAAACTAACAGGATAAAGGA